CCTATGATGACCAACAATGTGCTGATGATCCCCAATATGCACCTTTTTGTGCAGGCTATAGTCAAGAAGAATCTGTAGCATTTTTTGATGACAGCAATGTTGATTATGGTTTTATAGATGAACAAGAGCAGTTTGCTACAGGTAACTTTGATGACGGTTTTCTTGAACAAGATTTTCAAGATCAATTTTTTATTGTAGAAGTTTTTGAAGAAGAAATGTTTATGCCATACGATGAATTTGACGATTTCAACGAATACTTTGAAGAACCTTTTGCAGATGAATTAATTGTTTTTTTTGACCCTGAGCCATTACCCTTTCAAGAGTTTGCAACACCGCATGATGATTTGCCACATCAAGAAGAACTGCTACTTGATGAGTTTGTGTTTCAGGAAACATTTTTAGTTGAAGATTATTCAGAACCAAATACTTTTATTGAGTTTAATTCTATAGAAGAACTAGATGAGTGGTTTGAAGAAGAAATAAATGAGCATTTTGAAGAAAGACCTGAAGAAAGACTAGCAGACTTAGATGAGCCTGAAGAAGAATTTATTGAAGAAATATTTGAAGAAGAAGCGGTAGAAGAAGTCTTTGAAGAAATAGAAGAAATGCAGGTAGCAATGGAAGAAGAAAGAATAGCTGAAAGAGAAGAAGAAAACAGAGAAGAATTGTTAGAAGAAGTAGAAGAAGATTTTGAAGCTGTAGAAAGCGAAAGTCCTAGTGGTAAAAGTAAATTAATGGTTACAGCATTAAATGTAATCAAAGCAGGCATAAAAACAGCTTCTAACAGCTATTCTCAGGCTTCTAGTGGCTCTCAAACAAATAACACAGGTAATAACTCATCTAATACAAATACAACCACAGGGAGTGCGACAGTATCAGGCGGTGGAATAAGCACTTCATCAAGTCCAAGTGCATCTGACCAGTTTGCAAGTGCAACCCAACAAACAAACCAAGTTTTGTCTATGTCCAATGATACAGTCGGTGGTGTAACTATGTCTGTTACACCTTTGCCTACATTTGATAATTCTGCATCAGTTGCAATAGCAGATGTACAAGTGCAAAGTGTACAAGGAGAAATAGATACTGCAATGTCAGGAGTTATGACAAGTTCAGAAGCAGATCAAATAGCTGATCAAATAATTGCTGCAAACATAGAAGCACAACAGGAAGAAATAGAGCAACAACAACAAGAAACTGGCGAATACGGAGATGAATCAAAACTTATAGCACTTATTGGTTATGTGCCTAGTTTTAATAATTATACACAAGTAACAGTTCCCGATGCACAAGATTGGTACTCTAGTCAAACAATATATGAATCTGCTACACTAAATGACAATGTGGGTGCATTTTATGGACTCGTGAATGAAAATTTACAAGGTCTTAGTCAGATGATTGAAGATCAACCTAATATTTGGAGATAGTCAATGGATTGGTTTCAAAATAAAACAACGCAAATAATTGCTCTTGTTGGTATCGTGGGAACGCTAGCAGGCTTCGGCTACACTGGCGCAGAATATGTTAATAGGTTAGAAAACCTAGAAGCAAAGATTGGTGGTATAAGTGAAGCAGAGGACAATGTACAGATCATTGAAGAACGCTTTGCATCTATAGAAACATCAGTACAGTTCTTGGAAAAGGAATTAGACAATATTAAAGTTCCTGATGTAACTGAAATAAAAACAGATATAGCCACAATTAAAGCTGACTTACAAAGCCTAGATAGCAACTTAGACAAATTAGAAACTAAGCTAGATAAGAAAGACAGTAATCCACTAAACGGATAATGCGTCTTTTAATAATTAGCGTGGTTCTTACTGCTTGTGCAACAGCACCAGTGCAAAAAGAATGGAATAATAAGTACGACCCTGCTGCTTGGCGTAAACAGTTTGAGGAATGTAGAGATTTGTTATACACCGCTTATCCCGAAGAAGTACAACAAGATGAATGGTCAAAATGTATGAGCAAAGATTATGAAAAAGGTTTTTAATTGGTTAGTAAGCCTATTTGTTCAACACTATCAAGTAAGAGTATCGTTTAACAAAGAGTACGGAGATTCAGACGATAAAGTCTACATAAGCAAAAAAATACTTGTGCAAAAAGAAAACCATCTGAAGTTTCGTGATCTTGATAACAAGACTATTGAATATAGAAGTGCAGGCGGATTAAATTACATTATTGAGGATATTTAATGCAGTCATATGTTGGTAGAGTAAGCACTCCAAAGGAAAGAAAGAAAACTCCTAATGATGTGATAATGACAAATCCAAACACCGCAAAGTGGATTGTTGATTATTTTGCACCAAGCGGAAAATTGCTTGACCCATGTAAAGGCGATGGTGCTTTTTGTAATATTTTAAAAAATTATGGAGACACAGATTGGTGCGAAATATTAGAAAATAAGGATTTTTTGAATTATACAAAAAAAGTAGATTGGATAATTACAAATCCACCATTTAGTATTTTTGATGCCTTTTTACTTAAATCTTTTGATATTGCTGACAATGTAGTTTTCTTTTGCCCATTGACAAAAGTTTTTAAAGGCAAAAAGCTAGATATAAAAATATGTGAGTATGGTGGCATAAAAGAAATCATACACATGGGCGGTGGCAATCAACACGGTTTTCCATTTGGTTTTTCTACAGGGTGCATCTATTACCAAAGAAACTATAAGGGAAATATAAAATTAACTAGAAATTATTGAGGATATGTAGTGCAACAGATACTAATAGGAATTATCTTAATGCTTGGTTTAGCAAGCTATTATTTCTACAGTCAAAATAAAATACTAACAGCAAACAATGTGGCATTAGAGGGCGCAGTTGCTACACAAGAAGAAACGATTGCTACAATACAAGCAGACTTTGAATTGCAAACACAACAGCTACAAGACCTTACGGTCAAGAGCCAAGCTGCACAACAAGAATTAAACAGATACACACAGTTTATACAGAACTATGAGTTAGCATCTGAAATACTGGCAGACCCAGTAAAAATGGAGAGGAAAATAAATAATGGTACAAAGCATATCATGGAAAACATTGAGCAAATCAGCAGTGATGTTGATGATCTTGATAATGGCTTGCAGTTGCAGTCTACTTCCGACTAGAGAAATACAAGTAACCGCAAAACCTATGGAACGCAAGATAGTTCAACCTATCATGCCTAGAGCAATTGACCTAAAGGAATTGCAGTGGATGACCGTTACACCTGACAACTGGGAAGATCAATTGGCAAGAATAGAGCAACAAGAGGGTGAGTTAGTGTTCCTAGCTATGACCATTCCTGATTATGAAGTCATGGCTTACAACATGCAGGAAATCAAAAGATACATCACAGAGCTTAAAGATGTGGTTGTTTACTACCGCAAAGTAACAACTGAAAACCTTTCAAATGAAGAATAAATCTGATAGCCTTAAATTTTCATATAGGAGAATAATATGGGAATGATAGGAGAATGGATAGGAATTATCACAGGCGTAGTATGTTTAGCATCTATTATCTGTGCATTAACTCCGACTCCAAAAGACGATGCAATGATCGGTAAGTTCTATAAATTTTTAGAACTAATGGCATTGAACATTGGTAAAGCTAAACAGTAATAACTAAAGGTGCAGAAGCACCTATTTAATTTATGGCAACAGTAACACCATTCGTATATAACGCTATTCTTGAAAGGGTCGTAGATGGAGACACTATTGATGTTACTCTTGACTTGGGTTTCAGTGTCTTTCTTCACAAGCAACGCTGCAGGTTGGCAGGTATAGACACACCCGAGTCAAGAACCCGCAACTTAGCCGAAAAGGCACTTGGTAAAAAGGCATCAGCAAGACTAAAAGAAGTATGCGTAGGCTCATTTAAAATACAATCATTAGGCAAAGGTAAATATGGCAGAATACTTGCAATCCCTTATACAGAAGATGGGCAAGATATTTGCCAAATGCTTATTAAAGAAGGTCACGCAGTTGAATACTGGGGCGGTACTAAAAAAGCAAAAGTCAGAGATGACGGAACTTGGGGAGAATAATATGCACATATCACAAGAGGGTATAGATTTAGTCAAGAAGTTTGAGGGTTGCAAACTAGAAGCATATCAATGTGCTGCTGGTGTTTGGACTATTGGTTATGGTTCAACGCATGGTGTACAAAAAGGTGATACATGGTCACAAGAAAAAGCAGAGATAATGCTTATAGACGAACTAGAAGAATATGGTAAGTATGTAGAAGAATTAGTAACCATACCTCTGAATCAATGTCAGTTTGATGCTCTTACTTCTTGGACATTTAACTTAGGACCAAGCAACTTGCAAAGTAGCACCATGTTGCAAGTATTAAATCAAGGTGATTACGAAGGTGTTCCATATCAAATCAAAAGATGGAACAAAGTAAGCGGACAAGTTAATGATGGTCTAATTCGTAGACGAGAAGCAGAAGCATTGTTATTTGAGGGTAAACACTGGGAACATGTCTAAATGGCTCTCAGCAAGACACAGAACAAAAGGCTTGGGGTAATACTAAGTGTTATGTTTAAAGAAGAAACGCCACAGGAGATGCTAGAGGATGTCATACGGCATGGTTTTGTAGAGAAAGTTGATAATACTTTTCAACTCACAGATAAAGGCATTGATGAGAAAAACCGACTCTGCACTTTGTCGGGACTTAATATCAAGTATTCAAGCGAAAAATAGTTTAAATCCAGTCGTTCCCCTCATACCATCCAACAAGGCTATATCTCTCGCCCTTGATTACCTCAGTGACCCTATGATAAAGAAAAGACGGAAACACTAATATAGTTCCTTTTTCTCTTAGTTTTTTTTGATCTAGCTTTCCCATATCTTTGCTAAACTCAAAGTCTCCACCAACATAATCAATACTATCTGATAGCTGCACAGTAATGCTTAGTTTTCTTTGTGATGAGTGGTCAAAGATATTAGAGTCCATATGGAAATCATAAAAATCACCTTTGCCGTACTTGGCTATTTGAAACTCTTGAAAACCATTTAATTGAACGCCAAAGCACTCACGATTAGCCATAGTAATGTATTGATTCATAATCCTATTAAGATAAGCACTATTTTCAGAGTCATACTCACATGGCAAGATATTAGATGATCTAACATTCTTATCAATACTGGCAACATTTCCTATCTCAGCTTCTTTAGGCTTTCCCTCAATGTATAAAGCCTTAATAGCTTCACAGTGTTCTTCACTTAACTCTGCTTGCCATGAATAACAAAACGAGTTCATTAAGTTCTAACTCTAAATAAATACAAAAGATTTCTTATTGTTTGTTTCGGCAAATGTTGTAGATGTTTAGGTATCTCTATACCTTGAACTTTAGTAGTCATTATCTTTACCCCACTTACAGTTAATAATATCCTCTAACTCATGACCATTGTTCTCATTGATTACAAAATCAATAACAATCCAAGTCATGCACCAAATTGCCACTGGCAATATAATCCAAAATAAATAGTTCATATTTTCCCCTTAATCCATATGACCATAGCTAAAAATATACCACAAGCACCATAAAGTGCTAAAAAACCAACCACTATATTTACAAACAGCTCCATTACTTATTTTTAAAAAAACTATCAATCAACATAGCAATTCTAGGGTTTATTTTAGCGTGTCCATTTTCAAACCTAGCAATCATACTTCTATTTGGTTCACCATTTATTGTGTACCCTAAATACTTTGCTAGTTCTAATTGTGTGACACCTGCTTGTTTTCTTTTTTCTTGCAGTTCAGTTCCTTCCATTATTTACTCCTATTTATAATTTCATAATCTTTAGTGACCAGTCCAACATCTTTGCTACCCCTAAAGTGTGCTTTCACAAAGCTAATTTTACCATCGCTGTATTGTCTTATGTGTTTTCTTACAGCATGAAAGGCACGACTTCCACCTGTACCAGTTTCGCTATTGCTATTGGTATCGTTAATACCAAATAAATCTAATTTCAAAACCTTATGCTCATACTTTGGTTTTCTTAGAAATTCACTGGTTGTAAATCTAGTGCTAAACGGAACTTTAGAAGCATTTGCAGGAGTTATCCCCAAGACATCTTGCTTGTTAGCAATTTGTGGATAAGAAAGCATAAGAACTAACTGGGTATGTATATTTATTATAGTTGATACGAATGTATTTAAAGATGGCGAATTGTATAGACCACCATCTACATCAGAACGGGTATCGGTGTAAGGATAGAATGCAGATTGTTCGGGCAACCAAAAGGTATATGCTAAATCATCATTTCTATATGAAAAATAATAATCATTTGGGTCAAAGAAAAAAACTTTATCATTTTTAAACCATATTGAAAGATTGCCTTTGAACATTGGTTGTTCTTCATCATCACTGAATCCACAATCTTCTAAGTAGACATTTGCAACAGCGTGTTCACCATCTAGGGTATCTTCAATGTTTTTTAAATCTTCTTTAGTATAATCTTTATCTTCTGTGGTGTTCATGTAGTTCCACAATCTTTCTGTATCTGCACTTTCTGTTATTCCAATTTCACACTCTTGTTGTACAAATGTAGAACGAAAAGGCAAAAACATTTTCATATCTTGTGAAAGTTTTTTAAATTCATCACTTGTAAGAGAGTTTTCAGATGTACCCTCGGGCAAATAAAACTTCATGCTTTGTTGTATTCTCTTTGCATGAAATTCTAAATACTTTTTCATAAGTGGTACTGGAATGTTTGTATTGCTACCTGTTGTATTTATGTGAGTAGGTGGCATAAACATTTTATTAAATTTATATTGGTCATTTTGCATTAACACATGACCATGCAATAATTTTTGTAATACAGAATTATCCATTGTAGTTTGCCTCTCTCATTCTCAAAACAACTTGTATTTGTTTTGCTGTAAGCCAACCCCTAGATTTAAGTTGCATATGAAGCAATTTAAGATAACTAAACTTATCTTTGTTTTGCACAATAAAGTTATATATAACAGTACCGTACTCATGCCCATATATAAAATCTTGGACTCTTGCATTTTCTGATGAATTCATAATATCTCCTATCAATTTATAATAGGGTTATTTTAACAACTTATATTATTATTGCAACCCTAAAAGGGTAAATCATCATCATCTCTTATTGGTGGTTGTAAATCTTGTTTTGTTTCAAAATAAATTTTTGCAGAAGTTTGTCCAAATGTTTCGGGTAAACCGTATGCCCTAAAAAATGCAAACTCGTCACCATACTTTGTATGAAGTTCTTGATGGTGAAATTGACACAAGGGTATAACATTTCTGTCATTGCTTTTTAAAGACATACCCCTTACACCGTCATATGGTTTCATTAAATGGTGTGCTTGAATATCACCACTATGAGCGTAATAACCTGCTTTTTCTATAAGACACGGCAGGGTTCTTATCCAAGCTAAGTGTTTTGCATTTTCGTATTTTTTAGCCATTTCTATCTAAAATATCAAAAAATCAACCTCTGATGTAGCTTCTAAGAGCATCTTTTGGGTAGGTTAATGGTCTAGCATTAACGAAGTTATCACTAAAATGGCACTTTCTCTTTATTGACGGGTTGGTCAATTCTAAGACTGCAACTTGTATATGGCGCACCATCTTTGCTTTCTTTTTTCCAACCACCAAATTTGTAAACAGTGCCATCAATAGTCACCTTGCCACCTATATCGGGAGAAGTTGGTTTCATTTTTTCTTCTTCGGAATTAGTGTGTACAAGTCCAACACTCATCATAAGTTCATACTTGGCATCACCTTTGTCATTCTTGCTTTCAACAATAGCTACATATTTTTTTTCACCATTGATAGTAAGGCTACCTTTTCTATGAATTACTGCATTATTTTCATGCCATAAAAAACCTTGCAACTCATTATCGTATTCTTTTTGATCACTCATATTGTTTCAATCCTCGCTAATTTATATTTATAGCCTTTGCCATTTTCTATTCGTTTTTTAATTACAACCTCATCAACCATTGATAACCCATATTTGAGTCTTGCAGGTTCTTTTCGCAAATTTCTTATTGATGCTGATATGGTGGGTTCACCATAAAACTTACCAGTGTTCTCTTTAATCATGGCTTGTAGTTCCCAAAAAGTCCACCAACCGCCTTTGTTCATACAAAGAAATACACAATCATCTAATGTTAAATCTTTTTTCTTCATGACTCTTTCTTGGTGTGCATATCAATTAAAGTATTGTATGAGTCTTTAAGTGTTTGGTCTTTGTCTGCAATAGAGTTATATGCTTTCTCTATTTCTTCACTATTATTATCAAACATTGTCTGTTTAATTTTCTCATCATCTACTTTACCCCAAGCATTTCTAAGTGCTTGTATGTAATCAGCAGGAGTCATAAAAGCATTAATCGGCACATTTTTTTCATTTCTGAAAACAAAACCACTTTTCATTTTCTTAGCATTGTATGAATCGGTAGCACTATTACCATCATCATCAAACCCCGTTTCTTCTACTTTTATACCCGAGCCAATACCACAAGCCATAGCAAGACTATATCTTCTAGCATAGGTTAAGGCACTACCGTAGCCTTGTGGGTCTTGTTTGTCTGCAGGTACATGAAGTTTACCAGTAGGCAACTCACCACCATGTCCGTAAAAAACAGTTTCAATACAAACACCTGTCTCATTAAGGTCTGATTTTTGTAAAAATAATATTCCGTGATCTAACAACGGTTGTTTCACAGCTTCTATTACACTTTCAAGGGTTGCATAGTTGCTCTTAAAGTAAGGGTTCTTTGCATCTTTATGTGCATTATCTATTTCGTTTTGTGCTTTTACTAAAGCGTTAATTAAGTTATCGTTCATTTTATCCTCTTTCAAAAAATAATTTTTTAGCACCAATGATTTCATTAGTACCCCATTGATTAGTAAAATCTTCATTTGATATGTCGGGTTCAAGACATGACAAATAACATACTTCACTAATATCGCTAGACAATGAAAGCAATCTCATCATCTTGTTAGCAATTCTTTTTATTTCGTTCCAGTTTTGCTCTATATCTGAAACCTCAAAACTATGTAATTCTTTTTTTGTTTTTAGGGAATATATGCAATCAACTATAGGTGTCACACCAGTAGCTTTTGCATAAAATGATAATTGATACTGATAATCTTTTTTTGGTTTGGGTTGTATACCAGTTGTTTTTATATCTCTTACACAATCTTTGTATAACAAATCAATGTATCCAATCATAGGAATAGGCAAATCTTCAATCTCATGTTCAACTCTTAATTGTGCATCTGTAGGTATGCCAAACGATCTAAACAATGGCAACATAGCTTCAATGGTATCTCTTGTCATTTCTCTTTTTTTTGCACAAGCATCAAAGTCATAATCAGCTTTTGTTTCTATAACTTTGTCGTATATCTTTTTATATTCAAGATTAGTTGCATTTATGCAATCATCAACACTGGCATTATGGTCAAAACAACCGTGTGTAATTCCTTGCTCAATGCAAGTACCGTAACTCATAGCAGGCGAATAAAATCTATCTTTATACCCTGCAATATTTACTAACCATTTAGCAGGATTTTTTCTGAATTTGTTTATAGATGTTGGGCTTAGATATTCAACCCCATGTTGTTCAAACGGATTATTTTTCATACTATGCACCTCAAAATATGCACCTATTATGACACAAAATGGGTTTCAATCAACCCTTATTGTGCTAGACTGGATTTATGAAAATCAACGAATGGTTAAAAAAAGAACAATTAACCCATGCCGAGTTCTTAGATATATGCAATGAACAAGGAATGGTTATCTCGCATAGTGCATTAGCTAAATGGTGTCGTGGGCATAGGATTCCAAGACTTCAGGAAATGAATGTAATTTACAAATCTACAAATGGCGAGGTAACTGCAAACGATTTTTACAATTTACCACTTGAATAAATAAATGAAATGGTACAATATGTGCCAATGAGTATTCAAGCCCTTTCATGGTCAATTAAACAAACTTGCGACACACCAACTACTAAATGCGTATTAATATTATTAGCAAATTACTGTGATGAACATAACAGTTGTTATCCAAGTGAAAAACATTTAGGAAAATTAGTTGGCGTTTCAGATCGTACAATTCGCAGATCATTAAAATATCTACAAGAAAATAATTTTTTAAACATAGAACATAGAACTGGTACTAGTAATAGATATTATCTTAGTGTGGACACTGATGTCCTACCCGTTAGGACACCCACGACCACTAATACTAAAGAAGATACAAAAGATAAATATAGTGTGGATTTTGAAAAATTTTGGAAAGTCTATCCTAGAAAAATTAATAAGTATGCAACCATGCAAAAATTCAAGATTGCAGTAAAAGATTACGACTTTGATAAATTAATGAAAGCTACTATCATCTTTGCACAACAAGTCAAAAGTAATAACACGGAAGAAAGATTTATACCACATGGCTCAACATGGTTAAGTCAAAAAAGGTTTATTGATTTTGAAAATGTAAAATGGAAAAAAAGTAATTTGAATAACATAGCAGGATAAATATTATGAATGTAGAAAGTAAATTAGCTGATAACGGTATTAGTCTCAAAAACACAACAGTTGGAAATAAAAAAACCAAATGTCCACAATGCCAACCACCCCACGATTCACATGATAACCCACTTTCGGTAAGCATTAATGATGATGGAAGTGCTGTTTGGTTATGCCATCATTGTGATTGGACTGGTGGTACAGGTGGAAATAATTATCAAAATAACTATGTAAAGAAAAGCATATATGTAAGACCAACAACACCAAGCGAACCAAGTAAGACAGAAAGTATGTATTCTTTTTTCGCAAAGCGCGGCATACATAAAGATACAGTAGATGCTCTTGATATATATGTTGAGGGTAGTTGGTTGGCTTTTCCATACCTTAATGACAACAATGAAGTTGTAAACATTAAATACAGAACTAGAGATAAAAAATTTAAACAATCACCAAATGCCGAAAGGACTTTATTTAATTTCCAAAATGCTAAAGACACTGAAACAGTAATTTTTGTTGAGGGTGAAATGGATGTGCTTTCCTTATATGAGGTTGGTTATACCAATGCAGTGTCATTACCCGATGGCGCACCAAAAGAAGCTAAATTTAAAAAAGATGATGCAAGGTTTAAGGCTTTGGAAAATTGTAGTTTAAAAGCAAAAAACATAATTATATTTACTGACAACGATCAAGCAGGTAAAAGTTTACATGATGAATTGCTACATAGATTCGGCAAAGATATATGTTGGTATGTACAGATTCCAAATGACTGCAAAGATGCAAATGAAGTATTGGTTAAACACGGTACAGAAAAATTAAAACAAGTGATTGAGCAAGCAGTCCCATATCCAGTAGACGGTTTATACACGACAAACCAATATGCAGGAAGTGTAATTGATCTCTACAATGGCAACTATGTGAAACCAGTGGAAGTAGGTTATCCAAGCCTTGATGAAATCTACAAAATTATGAAAGGTACTTTTCATTGTATAACTGGTGTACCTAATCACGGCAAATCATATTTTTTAGATCAAATGTTAATTAAGTTAGCACAATCACAAGAATGGTCTTTTGCTTTATTCTCACCCGAACATAGCACATCAATGCACATAAGAAGAATGGTGCAAATGTATAACGAAAAACCATTTGATATTGGCGAACAAAATAGAATGAGCAAGTATGAATTAGAACAAGCTATGGAATGGTTACACAAACACTTTTACTTTATTGAAACGCAAGACACAGTTCCTAACATTGATTATATTTTAGAAATTGCAAAAGCAAGCGTACTTAAATACGGCATAAATGGAATAGTAATAGACCCTTACAACGAAGTAAGTGCTGTAAGACAGGGTAATCAAAGAGAAGATGAGCATATAAGAGATTTTATATCTAAATGTAAAAGGTTTGCCCGTGTACATGACATAGTTGTTTGGGTTGTTGCACATCCCACAAAATTACAAAAAAATAATGACGGTGGTTATTCTGCCCCATCTTCATATGACATTAGTGGTGCTAGTCATTGGTCAAACCAATCTGATTGTATTCTTACAATTCATAGAGACTTTGATGAAAACACTACACAGGTCTTAACAAGAAAAATTAGAGAGCAAGATTTATACGGCAAAATAGGTGAAGCCACATTTAAATTTGATATGAACCGTAGAATTTTTAGAGAACACAAAATTACCAGTGATTTTGAAATACCTGAAGAATGGCAAAATCGCTAGAAACCCCATAACTCCGTTAAAGGTTTACCATTAACCTTACCGCAAGAAGTAAATAGACAGCTTGTCAGACAACCAATTTCTGTTATTATTAACCCAATATGGACATAGTAACAAAAAAGGTTGATGAACTAATACCTTACTTTCAAAACCCAAGAGTTATATCTGAGCAAGCTGTAAATGAAGTTGCTAAGTCATTTAACAATCATGGTATACAACAAGTTATATGTATTGATGAAAACAATGTCATAGTTGCAGGTCACACAAGATTGTTGGCAGCAAAGAAACTTGGATTAACTGAAATGCCTTGCACTATCTATAAAGGCAAACCCGAAAGTATAAACGCATATAGATTAGCAGATAATAAAGTTGCAGAATATTCGCAATGGGAACAAGATTTTTTAGATAAAGAATTATCACAACTTAAAGAAATGAACATGGAAGTAGCAGGTTTTACTTTTGATGATTCAGAGTCATTTGTTGAGTCTTTAGATGATATGATTGATGATGATGTTTCAGTAGATTCTGTTGGTTATTCAGCAAGCGAACTTACAAACCAAGTACCCTTAATGTTTTATTTTGAAACAGAAGAAAGAGATGAGGTAATGAATCTTCTTGAAAAAATAAGAGATGACAAGGAACTACAAACAAAATCAAATGCTTTTTTATATTTAGTGAGGAACTACAAATGATCTTAATACCTGAACCTACGCACGGAGAAATTATTGATATGACAGATACCATGTATCCGACAAAAATGATTTCTGTATCTGATAATTATGTAATGGAAGAAACAATAGGCAATATGTACGGGTTTTGCACTAAAGGTACTTTTGTTATTCATTCTGAAGATACATGGACAATAAGCGAAAATGACTTTTTTAGTCTTAAAACCCCAATTCAAGATAATACCCATATTGAAATGATGGAAGATGGACAGCTATTTGTCATTGTGAGGTATGGTTTTAGAGGTATTGATATGGTTGGTAAATCTGAAAAAAACGGCAGGTTGTCTTACATTGATGGTTGTACTGATAGTTTGCTAATTATGCCACCCCGCCTGGGCGACCCATGTTTAAACTATTTGCACTTTCCAATGGGTATAGATCAAACCCAACATCTACACCCAAGTATAAGAATGGGCATTGTAATAGGTGGTAAAGGCGAAGCATTCCAAAAGCCTGATGGCAAACAAAAGGGATGGGAAGAAGATTTATCTAAAGGCATGATGTTTTGTTTAGAAGAGGGTGAAGTTCATAGCTTTAGGACTGCAGAAAACTATATGGACATAATTGCATATCACCCCGATTCAGACTTTGGGCCCACAGATATAGATCACCCAATGTTAAACAGAACCTACATAAATCACGGAAAAGGGTAGGTCTTAGGGTATTAACCTACCCTCAAGATGCTCACAGACCGTATGTCAGAGGACTAAATTATGTCAAAAGTACATAAAAAAAAGGAAATAGAGCAAAATGTCTATGAACTTGCACTGGAACGCATAAGACGAACTTATGATATTTTTGATAATGTCGTGGTTATGTTTAGTGGTGGCAAAGATTCTACAGTATGTCTTAATCTAACATTAGAAGTAGCAAAAGAAAGAAACAAACTACCCCTAGAAGTTTACTTCTTTGATGAAGAAGCAATCCCATATGAAACAATAGATTATGTGAAGCGTGTAGCTGATCTTCCCGAAGTCAAAATGAATTGGTTGTGCATACCAGTGAAACATAGAAACGGTTGCTCAAGGTCAGAACCCTATTGGTATCCGTGGGCACCTGAAGATAAAGATAAATGGGTTCGCCCTATGCCTGATTATGATTGTGTAATAACTGGTGATGATTTAGATGTTTTCCCGTCAGAAGTTAATCAAAGACCAACTGTTCCTGAGTGTAATGGTTTGCTTTTCCCCCCACAGGACTGGGGAGAAGTTGGGGTTATTATGGGAATACGGTCAGAAGAATCTTTGACTAGATACAGAACCATCTTGCAAACTGGTGATGGTAAAAGATATGAAGATTACATAATTTCTTTAAAGTCTAAAACTGCATTAGGGAATGTATTTAAGGTATGCCCAATATATGACATGAAAACTGTTGATGTTTGGACACTACCGCAAAAGTTTGAATGGGATTACAACACCACATATGACATCTTAGAAAGATTGGGTCTTACACATTTACAACAAAGGTGCGCACCCCCATATGGTGAAGAACCCATGCGTGGTCTTTGGCAATACTCTGTAGCTTTTCCCGATATATGGGAAAAAATGCAAACAAGGGTAGCAGGTGCAGCAACAGCAGCAAGATATGCAAATACTGAACTCTATGGTTTTGGTGGACTTCCAGAAAAACCCAAAGACATGACATGGTTACAGTTTGTAAAATACTATATTGGCAAACATCCACAACCTTATAGATCAGAGGTCGCAAAAAGAATACAAGAACAAATAGATGCACACTATCAAAAAACTTCTGAGCCGATTTTAAAAACTCACCATTATGTAACAGGGGTTGGTTGGGAGTATCTTCTTCGTATTGCAATGCGAGGTGATTATAAAGGTCGTAAACAACCATTGTTTACAACTGATCCTAAACAACAAGAATCACAAAAAAAGAAATATGAGGCGGAAAGACATGGGCAAGAATAAACAACCTATAAATAATATGGAATGGGTGCATAGAGATAAACTTAAAGCAAATGATTACAACCCAAACAAAGTTGCACCAGTAGAATTAGAACTTCTTAAAACAAGTATAACTTTGTGCGGTTGGACACAACCAATAGTAGCAAGGCAAAGTGGAGAGATAGTGGATGGTTTTCATAGATGGACTGTTTCAGCAGATGAAGATATTTTTGCTATGACAGATGGATATGTTCCAGTTGTTTATCTAAGCAAAGAAGTAGATCAAGCACAACAAATGGTTGCAACTATAGTTCACAACAGGGCAAGGGGTAATCACATGATCTTGTCTATGACAAACATTGTTAGAGAAATGAGAGATAAACATAACTACGATGATAAAAAGATTCAGAAAATGCTTGGTATGGAACAAGAAGAAATAGATCGTTTATATGATTTTGCACCTATGACAGAAAAAGGTAGCGGTAGTGAATTTAGTAAAGGTTGGGTTCCCGATACGAAAGAAAGGGAGTTTGATTAAGAAATTGGTTGTCTGACAGGCTCTTGGTGAACTTCTTGCGGGTCTACCAATGGTAAACCCTTAACGAAGTAATGGGGTTTTACCCCCATTGTTTAGATCGCCATATGTCTTGTTTGTGCATATGGTTAGGGAATGAGTCCCTTGCTTGTATAAGATTAGTAGGGTCTAAGTTAAAATCCCTATAACCCTGTCTTATGGTTTCATAGTACATATGACTTGGTGGTGAATAACCATCACGATTCATACGATAAACTAAAACATCAGCAGTATCACCAAAGTCTTTTGCAAGTTGATCGCTTAGTTTTACAGTAAAGTATTCTTTTCTGTATAGACTTGGATAACCCTCAAAAATATCAAGACTAGCTTCACACTCGTCTGTAATATCCCATATAGCACCATGCAATATTGCACCTTGTTTATGTTCTATATCAGCAACACCCCTAAACACTAACTGCATATCATTAAGTGTAATAGGCACTATTGGTTTAGCATTAGGGCATCTAACACTCATGTTTCGGATATTAAGGTTCGCACCGTAGGCAAAGTAAAACATTATTTGATCTCCTGTAATAATTGATATTTAAGCAACTCGTCAATGAAAGTATCTGCATTGTAGTAATCTAACCTATAACCAAACTGTATCTTGATACGGTTAGCACACTCCTGCATAAACTGTTCTGTGGTGTTGGTAGGTGCAAAGCTAGATTCTGCAATTGCTTCTACAATCTCATACTTGTCATAACCAACAAATATTGCACCACCTTTCATGGTGTATTTTAACTTGTGCATAATGCCCTCGCTCTTTTTGTATAAAATCTTCTAACGCTTGAATCAATCAAACCACTCTTTGAAAGACCGTTCATGAAGATTGAAAGTTTGTCTTTATAACTGTTAACACGATCAGTGCTTTTAACTTTGACTGCTCTGTTAGTGTCAGCAAGTTTAGTCATACCCATGCAAACATAAACCCAATTCTCAATCTTAGCAGGACAAATCGTACCACTGTGATGTCTGAATTCAATAGTTCCATGCTTCCAAAAACTCTCCATGTTGAGTTTGTAATATCTACCACCTTGAATGTAGTTTTTAAGTTGTTGTGCTGACCTGCATCTTTGGATGCTTGCAAAGATTTCAGCAAGGGTGACATCGCTACCATATCTTCTAGCATTAGAAAGACAGTATGAATTGTTGCTTCTTCTTCTTGAATGAGGCATAACAGTATCAATTGCAGTCTCAAACTTTACATATCTCTTAGCAAGATTTTTGAATTGTTTGACACCCCAATCTCTAACACCTACATGAACATGAAGTCCACAAGTTCTGTTAACATCACAATGTAATTCATTAAGAATCTTTAAAAAGATTTTAAGAATTTCCATATCTTGACTACCCTCAAGAATCGGTGAAACCAATTCTAGTCCAAATCCTCTCCTATCACTTACTGATGAATCTGTTTTGATTCTCCACTGTGAAGTAGTAGTGTCAGACCATGATGCTCTGTGAATCGTAGGCATTCTCAAAGTATCACTGTTATAGGAAAGAGCATGGTCATTGATCTTAGCGATCAACTCCTGTCTGCTCCACTCTTTTGATATGAACTCTACTTCAACTCCGTAGGTTCTTTGGTTATTTAGGTTTATCATTTTATCTCCGTTTCAGTTTAATATGTAGTTATTATAACAACTGTAGTTGCATATACAACCTTTTAGGACAAAAAAAATGAATTAATTTAGGCTAGTTTTTTTGGCATGGACTACTAGAAAACCACCCACCTTTATATATTTTTAAGTAGCTATTAGTGTGTCACGCTACTGTCATGTCAACAATCGTCATATGTTGGCATGAAACCTGCTTTTACAACCTCATCATAATGTGAGTCGGGTTGCTCATCTTGTTTGGCATCACATATTATACAGTGATCACAAGTATCTTTGGCATGAATGTAATCTTTTGCACATTCGCAATCCCAATAATAAGGGTGTGTATGAACCATCAGTGAATCCTCTTACCGTGTTTCATAACTAATTGTAATTTATCCCAATCGGCATTAGTAATTAAGTTCTTTACATCTTCCATAGACATAGACATTAAATCCATTTGATACTTGATACTAAGTAAGACAACTTCTTTTTCGTAATCGCTTAGATCAGTCCATTCAGACCCATTCATGTTATCCATAGCTAACCCCCAATATTTCAAAGTCGTACCATTGAAAGACTTCATTTTTGAGATCACCCCACAATAAGTAATGGGAATCCATGTAATCAATAGCACCAACATAACCGCGTTGATGTACTAGCTTATGGAATCTTCTCTTATAGAATTGCAAAGCTACTGTTCTACATTCTGTTTGTTTCATAATATCTCCTATCAATTTATAAGTTATTATTATAATCAATTATCAAATCGTTGCAACCCAAAATGTACAATTAAATGTAGACATAATGTACCAGTTCAACTAGACTACAATTTTAGAGTGAGAATAACTTAGAATTTTTGGATAAATTTTGACCACAAAAAACAAAAAATTAACACTGGAACTTGCTGAAACCATACGCAACAAGTTCGTACAAGGCATAGAAACAGAGGGTGGAGAAAGGAAATACTTTACCATTGATGCATTAGCAATTGAGTACAGCGTAGCCAAAAGCACTCTCTACAAATGGGCACAAAAAGAATCTTGGAAAACACAACAGGACAGATTTCATAAAGAGTACCTACAAAAACTAGACAAAGAAAGACAAGAACAACTAGTAGAAGAATCTAAAAGTTTTGACAGCACAGCACTTAGACTAGCTAAAATTCTTATGAATGAAGTAGGAATGTTGTTAAATGAAAACAATCAGAAAAGAGCAAACAACCCAAATGATGAAGAAAAGTTTACACCACAAATGGTTCAGCAATTAGGTAATGCTGCACTACAAGCCCAAAAGCTAGGCAAGTTAGCATTGGGTGAATCAACTGAGAACATGAAACTTAATGCAGAAATCACAGACACAGATGCCTTCAGAGAAGCTATGGAACTGCTTGACGAGGTTGCAAGAGCAAAGTCAGAAAGCGGCGATACAGCTATACACTAGTTGGCTAAAGACAGCTAGAGCAAAACAAGTACAACCTCATACAGATCATTTTATATGGTTGATACTTGCAGGTAGGGGTTGGGGAAAGACAAGAACTGGCGCACAGGACATAGCCCTCTATGCCCTAAGAAATCCAAACACTATATCAGCAGTTGTTGCTCCGACATTTGGAGACCTTAGACGAGTTTGTTTTAACGGACCGTCAGGTCTTATGTCTATAATTCCAAAAGAATGTTTTGATATTAGCTTTGGTACAGAGGGTTATTCTGCAAGTGTCATGGAGATAAGACTATTTAATGGCTCAAAGATAGTTGGATATGCTGCAGTTAACCCCGAAAGATTAAGGGGACCACAGTTTCATAGAGCATGGTGTGATGAATTAGCAGCATGGCGATACCCTGAAGCATTTGATCAATTAATGTTTGGTCTAAGACTTGGTGATAATCCACAGTGTCTTATAACAACAACACCCAAACCAATACCCATATTAAAAAATTTAATTATTAGAGAAGATGTTTATGTAACGAAAGGTAATACATTTGAAAATGAAGCCAATCTTGCAGAGTCAGCATTGGAGATGATGCGAGAAAGATATGAGGGTACTGCATTAGGTAGACAAGAATTATACGCAGAGATACTTGACGATATAGAGGGTGCTTTATGGAATCAAGCCATGATTGAAGAAAAAAGATTGCCGTCTAACGAAGAAAGAGAACTTAAAACAATACTTGTAGCAATAGACCCTGCAGTTACATCAGGTGAAGATTCTGACGAAACAGGTATTGTAGTAGTAGGCAAAGACCATAATAATGAGTATTATGTACTAGAAGATGTTTCAGGCAAGTACACTCCTGATCAATGGGGCAGACTTGCGGTAAAAACATTTTATGAATGGGAAGCCGACAGGATTGTTGCAGAAACAAACAACGGTGGAGACTTGGTAGAAAGACTGCTAAGAAGTGTTGACCCTAATATTCCTTACAGATCAGTAAGGGCAACAAGGGGAAAAATGCTAAGAGCAGAACCAATTGCTGCATTGTATGAACAGAGAAAAGTGCATCATCTTGGTGTTTTCCCTGAACTAGAGACACAAATGTGTACTTATGTGGGTCAAGTGAAACCCAGTCCTGATAGATTAGATGCTCTTGTTTGGGGTTTAACCGAACTAAGCAAATCACAGGGTAATATAAACTGGAGAATAAGCTAATGGCAGATCAAACATTTCTACAAAGATTGTTTAACAGACGACCTGTTGAACAAAAAAATTCAAACATGATGGGGTACTTTGGTGTAGGCACTGAAGAAGCAAAGAGCTATAAATACCAAGACCTTGCAAAAGAGGGCTATCTTAAAAACGCTATTGTTTACAGATGTGTAAATGAGATTAGTAAAGGTGCTAGTGCAGTACCTTTTATTATTAAAGCAAAAGATCAAATAATAGAAGATCATCCGTTGATTGATTTATTAAATAGACCCAATCCTTTGCAATCTTATAGTGAGTTTTTTAACAGTCTATTTGGTTATGTATTATTAAGCGGTAATGCTTACATTTTAAAAACTGGTTCTGATATGGGTTCACCAAAAGAACTACACCAATTAAGACCTGATCGTATCAATATAAAAGGAAGTGGAAAACCTATACCCGAAAAGTATGAATACATGGTTAATGGCAGAGTTGCACAAACTTACCTTGTAGACCAAGAAAATGGTTTTAGCGAATTAAAACACATTAAGTTATGGAATCCATTAGACGATTATTATGGTCTTAGTCCCATGAGTGCCGCAGCAGTTGAAGTAGATCAATTCAATATGTCTAGTAAACACAATGTAAATCTTTTACAAAACGGTGCTAGACCAAGTGGTGCTGTTGTATTTAAACCACAAGATGATCAAGGTTTTGCGGTCAATCTAAGCGAATCACAAAGACAACAACTTATAACTGACATGAACAACAGGTTTACTGGTGCAAACAATGCAGGCAGACCTTTGCTACTTGAAGGTGATTTTGATTGGAAAGAAATGGGTCTAAGTCCTAAAGATATGGACTTTTTAAATCTTAAACATATGAGTGCTACAGATATTGCATTGTGCTTTGGTGTACCAAGTCAGCTTGTGGGAGTTCCTGACAGTCAGACATATGCCAATGTCGCAGAAGCAAGGCTTGCTCTATATGAAGAAACGATAATCCCACACCTTAGAAAAATGGCATCTGATCTTAACGAGTGGTTAGTACCACTATTTGATGATCGTCTTACATTAGAGTTTGATATTGATGCAATACCTGCATTGAGTGAAAGGGTTAAAAGAACATACGAAAATGTGACCAGTGCTGTTAGAGAGGGCATCATGACAAGGAATGAAGCTAGAGAACAACTAGGCTTAGAACCTTTAGATGGCGCAGACGATTTATACATATCAGCAACATTATTCCCATTAGGTGATGGAGAGGTAGAAAAGCCTGAAAATCCAGTTAATGAAGAAGATGTAGATGACTACGATAATGGAGATGACCAAGATGAAGAAGATATAGATAAAGAAATAGCTTATCTATTACAAGAAGAAAAGGCTTTAGCAGACATTAATACAGTTCCTACAAACTCTATGGCAGAAGAAGCTGCTAGAGGTTTAGAGTGGAGAAGAAAATATAAGCGTGGTGGTACAAGTGTTGGGGTCGCAAGAGCCAATCAACTTATGAACAAAGAAAGACTATCAATATCCACCGTAAAGCGTATGTTCAGTTTCTTTAGTAGGCATGAAGTAGACAAACAAGGACAAGGTTTCAAACAAGGTGAAAAAGGCTACCCAAGTGCAGGCAGAATTGCTTGGGCATTGTGGGGTGGTGATGCAGGTTTTTCTTGGTCAAGAAAAGTAAGAAATCAAATTGAAAGAGAAGAATCAAAAGAGTTTGAATTAGAAGAACATATAGGTCTTGTTGAAGATGAAAAAGCACTAAGTGGCAAAGTTAGAGAAGGTCTTAAAAAGAAAGTAGATAAGCACAATGAAAAACATGGTGATAAACCTACAAAAAGAGCAACACTTAGAATGTTAGAAGCTGTATTTCGTAGAGGTGTTGGTGCATACAGAACCAACCCACAATCTGTAAGACCTAATGTAACTGGACCTGACCAATGGGCATATGCAAGAGTTAATAGTTTTCTAAGAGCCTTGTCTAGCGGAAGATTTAGTGGTGGCAAACATGACACAGATTTATTCCCAAAAGGACACCCACTATCAAGTAAGACCTGATTTGAATGATGATTGGAGTATGCGTTTGAATCAGGCACCCAACAAAAAGCAAATAAATACCTTTAGACAGGGCAGGGTTAACACTAGGTCTGAAATAAGAAAACAACTTGCACTTAGAAACAATCTTGAAAAAAGGTTTTTTAGAAACCTCAACACACTTTTTCGTAAGTTTGTCAGAGTGCAAATGCACCTTTACAAAGAGTACGGTATATACCAACCCGCAATAGCAGAAAGAACATTGCAAGAAGATTTTTTTCCATTGGTGTTGTCACACTACAGGAGAGTGTTTTTAGCAATGTATAAAATGAATGAGGATAAATACTATAACAAGAAGCAAGAAGCCTTTGTATTCGGTAGAAGCACAGACTTTGAATCAGTCGTTAATAAATACTTTAATTCAAGACAATTAATACTAAGCGGAATAACAGAAAGAATGGCAAACAGAATAAGTCAAGTTATAGAACAAGGAAGGGCAGACAATCTAACATTACCACAGATTGCCAAATTAGTTTCTGACAAGTTTTTACCCATAAGCCGAAGTCGTGCAGCACTTATTTCAAGAACAGAAACACATAATGCAGCAGGTTTCTCTAATCATTCGTATCACTTACAGGTGCAAAGAGATTTAGGAACAAAAATGTTAAAACGGTGGGTGGCTACTGGTGATGATAGAACTAGACCAACTCATGCAGAAGCAAGCGGTCAAACAGTTGATATAGATGAAAACTTTTTAATTGGTGGTGCTGAAATGGAATTTGCAGGTGATTCTAAAGGCGGTGCTAAGAATGTTGTTAACTGTCGTTGTGTAATTGTATACGCTGATGAAAGGGATATAATGGACTAGTGTGGTAGGAAACCTAATCGGAGACTACACTTGGGGTCTCCTACCTCGCAACTCCACTAGTAAAGCTGTAAACATTTCCAAGTGTGTTTTCTAACTCTTTTATAATAACATATCAATTATCTAATTCTTCGTAGAAACGCTTAACTTTTTTCATGCGGTCTTTTAAAGCAAGTTCTACAAACTTTGTGAACACCAATCCGTGTTCTTTGCAAAAGTCTTTTGCTTGATCTTTTATGTCTTTTGGTATGTTTATATTAACTACCCCGTATCTTCCTCTATGTTTATCCATAATTATTTCCACCATGTAGGTTTTTCTGTTCCCTTTTCCCATTTAGCGTAATGCTTTTCATTGATCATATATTTTCTATAAGACCATATATGACTGTCTGATTTATATTGATCGGGCATTGCTTGTGCAAACTTAGTTAGTTCACCCTCTTTAATATCCATAGGAAATCTTGCAAGACCGTCCCATAACTTAATCCAACAAGCATGGTATTTATCATAGCGATTATGATACTCCTCACATAAAGCAACAAAATGTTCTAACACCCATCTATAGTTTTCATGTGTTTCTCTTGTCCAAATAGTACAAGGGTGATTTACAAAAGCAGGTTTGTATATACCTTTGATCTCACAGTATTCGTGCGGTGATAGTATTCTGTGTGCTGTTGATAGCATCTGTGCTGTCTCTAACGGCATTTTTACAATCAGTTTATCGGGTAATGCCTTAGCAGATTTAGTAGGGCATTTATGTACTGCAAATATATTCATGACTTCATTGCTATTTCACTGCCGTCATCTAAGCCTTTTCTATACTTAGCCATTAAGGCATCTGATACTGCTTCTGTTAATTCCTTTGCTAACTCTGCATCTTCTATTTGCAATATTAGCCTAAAAGCCAAAGCGTCTTTATCGTTGCTCATTCTTAAACATCACTAAATCATCAGTATCAATTAATTCGTCTTTGCAATCTCCAAACTGACCGCAACCAACCCAAACATCAACACCAAATTT